TAAAGTTCATCATCGGTATAGTCTGGCGCGATGATGACGGGTTCTCGTTTCTGCATACTGATTCCTCGCGGTGCTGTTTCGCTTATCAGCCGTTAGATTTTGCCGAACTGGAAAGCGCCTGTTTAAACTCACTGAAGCTGAGAGCTTCTTCGTCTTCGGCAAGGCCTTCGAAGTATTCTTCGTAAGCCTTTTCCATGATTGTGTCGAAATCCATATCACTCACCTGAGTTTCTTTCCAGCCAGCGACGGGCACCATTTTCGGTTTTAAACGTTTTGCTTTTGGTATACGTCATTGCGGTGAACGTGCCGTCCTGGTTGGGGAACACGCCACATACCAGAGATTCGCTGTTGCCAAGATCGATAGTATCCATGCTGACCTCATTTCCCCTTAACGCCGGGGTAGCGGAACAAAAACCTGCTGCATAGTTATTAAAGTTGAACCCTGCCGTCATGTTCTTACGCCTCGGGCTGGCTACTTAACCCCTGACCACTGCCTGGTAACTCGAAGTATTGCCCTGCATTCTGTGGGGCGGGGTGGGTGGCAGGTATATAATGTACTTTGCGTTCATTGTTGTAAAGTACTTTTAGTACATTCTGTGTGTAAAAAAATGAGATGGGATAAAGTGAAGCACAAACCCGGAGGAAGGCGCTACCGGATTTATGCTGGTTTAAGAGGCTTTTTGTTTTTTCTTTCGTGCTAACTCTTCGTAAATTGCATTGTACTTCTGTTTTTTCTCTTCAAGAGTTTTTAAAAGTTCATCTGTCTCACTGTCAGGGAGCTCGTCCAGAAGGTCAATGATGATTTTTTGTCTTGGATTTAACTCCTGATAGAAACGTACCTGTCCACTTTCTTCTGTATCCTCTCCCAAAAGATAGGTTGGTGTTGTTCCTATTAGTGTTGCTAATTCCCTTAATTTCTCCCGGCGAGGAATTGTTTCGCCATTAAACCATTTGCTAACCGCTTTTGGTGTTAATTTCATTCGACGGGCAATTTCTGCCTGCCTTCCATGTTGTTCATAACCAGCGTTTTCACAGGCTAGCGCAAGCCTACTGGCGAACTCTTTACGCGCTTTATCTTCATGAACCATAAGTTCAATGATATTCGCTCTTGAATGTACTGTCAGTTCTGTTATAGCATGTACTCAAAGTTCACATTGTGAGGGTGATATGAACCAGAAAACACTTGAAGATGTAATCAAAACTGTTCGCGTTGCTGTTGTGGCCGACGTTTGTGGTGTCAGCCAAAGAGCAATCTATAAATGGATGGATAACGGAAAATTGCCTCGCACAGAATATACCGGCGAAACAAATTACGCTGAAAAAATCGCTCTTGCATCAAACGGATTATTTTCTGCCGATGCAATTTTAACTATTGGCAGGAATAAAACTACTACGAAAAAGCTGATGGGAGTTGATTCATGAAAATCAAGCATGAACACATCCGCATGGCGATGAATGCCTGGGCGCATCCGGACGGCGAAAAAGTACCGGCTGCGAAAATTACCAAAGCGTATTTCGAGCTGGGAATGACGTTCCCGGAACTGTATGACGACAGCCATCCGGAAGCCCTGGCCCGTAATACCCAGAAAATTTTCCGTTGGCTGGATAAAGACACCCCTGATGCTGTTGAAAAAATGCAGGCTCTGTTACCGGCGATCGAAAAGGCGATGCCGCCTTTGCTGGTGGCCCGTATGCGCAGCCACAGTTCTGAATATTACCGTGAGATCGTCGAACGGAGGGATCGGCTGGTGAAGGATGTCGATGATTTTGTTGCGTCAGCGGTTGTTTTGTATGACCAGATGAATCGCGGCGGCCCGGCAGGGAATGCTGTGGTGATGCACTAAAAGCACGGTGTTCGGGGGTTTTATGAGCAGCAAGCTTCATGGTCTTGTCTGGGAAGGGTGCGCCTTCACCGGCATGATCTTATCCAGGGTGGCGGTTATGGCCCGTCTTGCAGACTACAGCAATGACGAGGGCGTGTCATGGCCTGCCATTGAAACTATCCGGCGTCAGATCGGTGCAAGAAGTGAATCCACAGTGAAATCGGCTATTGCAGAACTGGCGAAAGAGGGCTGGCTGACGAAGGAAGAGCGTAAGGTCGGTGGGCGTAATGTAAGCAATATCTATCGGCTTAATGTGGAAAAACTCGAAGCAGCTGCGGCGGCGGCGCGTGAGTCATATAAACCGAAAAGAAAAATTAGCCCGGCAAAAAATGACCCGTTAACAGTTGACCCGTCAAATATTGACCCCTCAACGGTTGACCCGTCAAATTTTGATGGATCAACCGTTGATAAAAAACTGCCGATTAGGGGGGCGATGATTGACCCCGATCCGTCAGTATTAAAACCTGATCCGTCAGATAAAAGATCTTCTTGTCCGGACGCTTCGCAACCGGACCCGCAGACGGCTGAACAGGATTTTTTAACCCGACACCCTGACGCGGTTGTGTTCAGTGCGATAAAACGCCAGTGGGGAAGTCAGGAAGATTTGGTGTGCGCACAGTGGATCTGGGGACGAATCGTGAGTCTTTACGAGCAGGCGGCCAGCTATGATGGCGAGATCACTAGACCGAAAGAACCCAACTGGACAGCATGGGCCAATGACGTTCGCACAATGCGGATGCTGGATGGCAGAACTCACAGACAAATTTGTGAAATGTTTGGGCGTCTCCAGCGGGATTCGTTCTGGGTAAAAAACATCATGAGTCCGGCAAAACTCCGGGAAAAATGGGATGAACTGGTTATCCGCCTGGGGCGTTTGCCTGCGCAGCGTTGCGTGAATCACATTTCTGAACCGGACACTGAAATACCGCCGGGATTCAGGGGGTGACGTGTCATGAAAAACATTGCGGCAGGCGGCGTTCTTGAACGTATCCGAAGACTGGCTCCGCCACATGTAACCGCCCCATTCAGAACGGTAGCGAAGTGGCACGAGTGGCAACTTGCTGAAGGCCAGAAACGTAGCGAGGAGATCAACCGCCTGAATCGCCAGTTGCGGGTGGAAAAAATTCTGAATCGCTCAGGCATCCAGCCGTTGCACCGTAAATGCTCGTTTGCGAATTACCAGGTGCAGAACGACGGTCAGCGATACGCGTTGAGCCAGGCGAAATCTATCGCTGATGAACTGATGACCGGATGCACAAATTTCGCGTTTAGCGGAAAACCTGGTACCGGGAAGAACCACTTAGCAGCAGCTATCGGGAATCGCCTGCTGAAAGACGGTCAGACAGTGATTGTGGTTACCGTGGCTGATGTTATGAGTGCCCTCCCCGCCAGCTATGACGATGGGCAGTCAGGCGAAAAATTTTTGCGGGAACTGTGCGAAGTGGATCTGCTGGTTCTTGATGAAATTGGCATTCAGCGCGAGACGAAAAACGAGCAGGTGGTACTGCACCAGATTGTTGATCGCCGGACAGCGTCGATGCGCAGCGTGGGGATGCTGACAAACCTGAACTATGAGGCCATGAAAACATTGCTCGGCGAGCGGATTATGGATCGCATGACCATGAACGGCGGGCTATGGGTGAATTTTAACTGGGAGAGCTGGCGTCCGAATGTCGTCCAGCCAGGAATTGCGAAGTAATTTTTACCGGGAGAAAAATTTAATGGAGACTGTTTTTGACGCACTGAAAGCAATGGGAAAAGCCACATCCATAGAACTTGCTGCGCGACTTGATATCAGTCGTGAAGAAGTGCTGAACGAACTATGGGAACTGAAAAAGGCTGGTTTTGTTGATAAAAGCGCGTACACCTGGCGTGTGGCTGATAACAACGTTCAGCAGGAACAGCCAGCGCAGGCAGAACTGCCGGAAGAAATCACCACAGCAACAGTAGCGAAAATCTCAGAGTGCGATTTAACCGCGACGATTGAACAACGAGGACCACAAACGGCTGATGAGCTGGCTACATTGTTTGGTACCACATCACGCAAAGTGGCTTCAACGCTGGCAATGGCAATCAGCAAAGGTCGTCTGATTCGCGTAAATCAGGGCGGTAAATTTCGTTACTGCATACCGGGCGATAATTTACCAGCAGAGCCGAAAGCAGCATCGGTAGCGGAAACTGATGGTAAGGCCTTTCCTCATACCGCAGGTGTTGCGTTACCAGTACAGGAGGCTGCAACACAGGAAGATATTAAAACAGAAACTGTGGCGGACATTGTGCAGTCGCTGCCATCGTTTACTGAAACGCGAGCGGATGACCTGGTTTTACCATCACTGCATATGGCAAACCGCGAACTGCGTCGGGCGAAAAATCATGTCCAGAAGTGGGAGCGAGTCTGCGCCGCGCTGCGGGAGCTGAACAAGCACCGGGATATTGTTCGACAGATTACTGATTCTTCCCGCCGTGTTGTATCGGAAAAGTGATTGCCGGAGGCGCTTATGGCAAAAGTATTTACACAAGAAGAGCGGGAAAAAATTAAAGGGCAGGTTGTTGAGCTAGTACGCCGGAGTGGGCGCGAGACGTTACGGCAACTGGAAGCCAAGACAGGTGCGACAAGATATCTGATGAGCGTTCTCGCCAGAGAGCTGGTTGCCAGTGGCGATGTATACAACTCTGGTTACGGGTTATTCCCGTCTGAACAGGCTCGTAAGGACTGGCAAAATGCCCGCAAAAAACTATCCAGGGCAAAGGTGAAGAAACCATCTGTGGTTGATCCGGACCTTATCTGGTCATTACCAGACGGAGAAATACGCCGCTACGACAGGCGTCTGAACATAATCTGTCGCGAGTGCCGGAAGAGCGAAGTTATGCAGCGTGTGCTGGCGTTTTATCAGAATGGTTTTCGAGAGAGGCTTGGAGATCAGGGATGAATAGAACGATGAAGGATGGAAGCTACATATTCTCGGTACTAAGATTTATTTTTCTGACACAAAATGACCATTTGGCGTTACATAATCCCAAAAAAACGTATCAAAAATCTCAAAATGCGTTACGATTAGAGAGTATTTTGATTCTGCGTGCTCATTTTTTGATTGCTGTGGCTTTTTGTTGTGGGAGTGTTGAATGGATTATTTATCAGAAGTGTTAAAAATCATTGAAGGTGCAACAAAGGCAAATGCTTCGATGGCTAGTAATTATGCTGGGTTGCTGGCAGATAAGCTCGAACAAAAAGGGGAGGTCAAGCAAGCCAGAATGATAAGAGAAAGGTTGCTTAGAGCTCCCCAGGCGTTGGCAGGAGCTCAAAGGGCTGGAGGTGGGATATCTCTGGGCTCATTACCGGTAGATATTGATAGTCGACTCAACACTGTTGATGTCAGTTATCCTAAATTAGACAGTTCAGAGATTTTTCTGCCTGCAGCAATCAGTACCCGTGTTGAAGAGTTTATCACTAATGTTCAACGTTATGATGAGTTTGTTAAAGCTGATGCAGCATTGCCGAGTCGTATGCTCGTGTATGGAAAGCCAGGAACAGGTAAGACTATGTTATCTAAGTACATCGCTACCCGCTTAGATTTTCCACTTCTTACAGTGCGTTGCGATACTTTGATTAGTAGTTTATTGGGACAAACCAGCAAAAATCTTAGACAGGTTTTCGATTATGTAATGCAGAGGCCATCAGTGCTTTTTTTAGACGAATTTGATGCTTTAGCTGGAGCAAGAGGTAATGAGAGAGATATAGGTGAGCTTCAGCGAGTTGTCATTTCACTATTGCAGAATATGGATGCGGCATCAGAGGATACGGTAATTATTGCCTCAACTAACCATGAGCAACTTCTGGATCCTGCAATCTGGAGGCGATTTAGCTTCAGAATTCCAATGCCTCTGCCTGACATACATCAGAGAGAGTTAATTTGGAAAAATCGTTTAAAGAATATGATATGTAGCGATCTAGATTTAAGTGATTTATCAAGAAAATCGGAGGGATTATCCGGAGCAATAATTGAACAGGTGAGCTTGGATGCACGTAGGGATGCAGTTATTGAAGGTGCAAGTGTGATAAATCACCATAAATTGTATAGGCGTTTGTATCTTGCGCAATCGCTTATGGAAGGTGTAAATTTAAGCACTTACGAAGATGAAATTCGTTGGTTACGTTCTAAAGATAAAAAATTATTTTCTATCAGAGTTCTTGCTAATTTGTACAAACTTACATCAAGAGTAATTTCAAACATTCTGAAGGAGTCAGGAGCATATGAGCAGAAGGGGTACACAGTTTAGTAACGCAAAAGTTACAAACCCAATGTTAAGAATCCCTTTTTCCAGTAGTGACTTGGGTGCAATAGTAAACGCTGGCGGTGGGGCAAAGGTATTGGTTGATGTAACAGCCGAATATAGACAAGGGCTAGTAAGAAATTTAACAACCAGTAAACATTATTTAGAATCCAAACTTTCAGAGTACCCTGGAAGCTTGGGTACTTTGGTTTTCAAATTAAAAGACCAGGGAATAGCCAAAACGCATAGGCCGAACAAAATTGCTCAAGAGGCTGGATTGCAAAATGCCGGTCATGCCAAAATAGATGAAATGTTGGTTGCTGCTCATGCCGGCTGTTTTGACGTATTAGAGTCAGTCATTTTACATCGGAATATTAAAGCGATTTTGGCTAATCTAAGCGCGATTGAGCGCATTGAACCTTGGGATGAGAATAGGAAGGTTCCAGGAGGCACTGATGGTTTGTTTGAATCATCAAACATCCTTGTACGACTATTTGAGTACACAGGTGAAGATGCAACTTACAACAACTATGAAAACGTTATTTCTATATTAGAACAACACGGAGTTAAATATGATGAGATTAGACCAAAATGTGGTCTTCCCTTATTAAGGATAATGGATTTATCCCCAAATGATAGATATATATTAGACATTCTCATTGATTACCCGGGTATAAGAACGTTAATTCCAGAACCAAAATATTCAGCATTCCCGGTTAGTGTAAGTGATTCTGTTGGCATTGAAACAAATAGCTTTCCCGTACCATCAGAAGAATTACCCATTGTTGCTGTATTTGACACTGGGGTAAGCCCCATCGCGGCAACAATTACTCCTTGGGTAGTGAGTAGGGAAACATACGTAATTCCTCCTGATACGAGTTATGAACATGGGACTATGGTGTCTTCATTGATATCAGGCGCTCATTTTTTAAATGACAATCATCCATGGATTCCTGATACAAAATCTAAAATCCATGATGTTTGTGCTTTAGATGGAAATGGATCTTATATATCAGATTTAATTCTGAGGCTAGCAGATGCTGTAAATAAAAGACCAGATATAAAAGTCTGGAATTTGTCTTTGGGAGGCGGACCATGTAATGAGCAGATGTTTAGTGATTTTGCGATGGAGTTAGATCGGCTCAGCGATAAATTTGGTATTTTGTTTGTAGTTGCTGCAGGTAATTATGTAGATGAACCTATACGTACATGGCCAAATCCTGATCCGCTTGGAGGTGCTGATTTAATTTCCTCTCCTGGAGAGTCAGTCCGAGCACTAACAGTTGGTTCAGTTTCTCATATGGAAGCTAATGATGCTTTAAGTGAAATTGGAACACCGACACCATATACTCGTCGTGGCCCTGGGCCTGTATTTACTCCAAAGCCAGATATAATCCATGCTGGCGGTGGGGTTCATAGACCTTGGAATGTAGGAGCAAGCAGTTTAAAGGTCGTAGGGCCAGATAATAGGCTTTGCTCTAATTTTGGTACTAGTTTTGCTGCTCCAATTGTGGCAAGTTTAGCTGCGCATACATGGCAGAGAATAGCCACTAATTCAGACTTTAATGTTTCACCATCATTGATTAAAGCATTATTAATTCATTCCGCTCAATTATCTTCTCCTGATTACTCGCCAAGTGAAAGACGCTATTTGGGAGCGGGAATTCCTAATGAGGTTATTGAGACCTTATATGATAGTGATGATAGGTTTACTCTGATTTTCCAAACATTCTTGGTTCCTGGGGTGAGGTGGAGAAAGGAAAACTATCCCATACCATCGGCACTTATTCAAAATGGAAAATTTAAAGGTGAGATTGTAATTACTGCTGCATATGCACCACCACTGAACTCTAATGCCGGCAGTGAATATGTTCGCGCGAACGTAGAGCTAAGTTTTGGCTTAATTGAGAATAATACTATAAAAGGAAAAGTACCTATGGAAGGAGAAAACGGTCAATCTGGATATGAGAGAGCTCAAATTGAGCATGGTGGAAAGTGGTCACCAGTAAAAATTCATCGCAAGGCATTTAATAAAGGAATTACTTCGGGTAACTGGGCTCTTCAAGCTAAAACAACGTTGAGAGCGAATGAACCGGCCTTAATGGAGCCTTTACCTGTAACTATTGTAGTAACTTTAAAATCATTAGATGGAAACACACAAGTTTATGCTGATGGCGTAAGAGCTTTAAATGCTAATAACTGGGCTCACTATCCATTGCCTGCTCGTGTGCCAGTTTCCGTATAACAACTATATAAATCAAACCCGCTGTAGCGGGTTTGATTTATTTGTGGGTGTGTTTTATAAAAATACCGCCCATACACAACAAAATACAAAAAGTATTACAGATAAAAAAGGAGCGTAATGTGCAGATTTGTTGTTTTCCATATTTACTCACCTTAATATGATTAATCCCGATAAGATTGTTATTTCAGCGGTTTTCAAATGAAATATTATGCTAATTTGGCAGATTTGCATAACATTAAAATTTAATTTATCTAACCGCTTTTAATAATAAGCGTTGTATTTTTATCCCAGCAATCTGTTGTTTGGTTTTTATTCCATTAAGGTGGGGCTTTACACTGGAGCCAGTTTATTTATACTTCATACGTCAGCCTGAACAACTGGCACCTGCTGCGCCAGCAGAGAAAACAGATGGCGCACGATACCAAATTTTACAATTCGGATAACTCTGCCGCCCCTGCCAGCAGGCACGGGCGGCGTTCTCATGCATTCAAATCTGACTGGTATCAGCACGACCCCTGCACCGAAGAACAGGCTGAATGGCTCATTCAGTGTTACCGCGGGCGCGGATGCGAGGTTAAAAAAGCCCTTAGCCTCGACTACCGTCACTGGATAATCTCCGTCAGGCTCCCTTACTCAGAACGGCCAGCGCGTCCGTCCCGCACATTCCAGCAACGGATCTGGAGGTAATGTGCGGGTATTACTTCGATCTGTTCTGGTACCGGAACTCGGTCTGGTTATCGTTAAGCCAGGCCGTGAATCAATGTCAGCATTCCATAACGGCAGAATACTGGTGGAGCCGGAACCAAAAAGCATGCGTAATCTGCCGTCCGGGGTCGTTCCTGCCGCTCGCCAGCCGCTGGTGGAAGACAAAACATTGCTGCCGTTTTTCAGCGACGAACGAGTGATTCGTGCTGCTGGTGGCGCTGGCGCATTGTCTGACTGGTTACTGCGCCATGTTAAATCCTGCCAGTGGCCACACGGCGATTATCACCACAGTGAAACCGTCATTCACCGTTATGGTACCGGCGCAATGGTGTTGTGCTGGCACTGCGACAACCAGTTGCGTGACCAGACCTCAGAATCACTTGAGCAACTTGCTCACCAAAACTTGTCAGCATGGATGATTGACGTCATCCGTCACGCAATCAGCGGTACGCAGGAGAGGGAGTTATCGCTGGCCGAATTATCCTGGTGGGCGGTCTGCAATCAGGTGGCTGATGCGCTTCCGGAGTCTGTATCGTGTCGTTCACTGGGATTACCGGTGGAAAAAATCCGCTCCGTATACCGTGAGAGTGACATCGTACCGGGAGAACAGACTGCCACCAGCATACTGAAGCAGCGCACAAAAAATATTGCGCTGCCACTTCACGCCCACCAGCAACAGCCCCCACTCCAGGAAAAGACGTTAGTAAGCATCGCCGTTGATCCGGAGTCTCCGGCTCAGTATCTCCAGCGCCAGAAACCACAACGGGAAGAGATGCCTGTATACACGCGCTGGGTAAAAACGCAGAAATGCATGACGTGCGGTAATCAGGCAGATGATCCGCATCACATCATTGGTCATGGCCTGGGAGGTATGGGAACAAAGGCTGATGATTTGTTTGTTATTCCGCTGTGCCGTAAATGTCATAACGAACTGCACGCCGGGGTAAAAGATTTTGAAGAAAAATACGGCAGCCAGCTGTTGTTGCTGATTCGTTTTTTAATGCACGCGAGAAATTCGGGTGTCCTGAAGTGGAAAGCATGAATGACCGAACGCATAGAATTTGTTTTGCCTTACCCGCCAACGGTGAACACTTACTGGCGACGTCGTGGCAGCACATATTTTGTATCAAAAGCCGGTGAGCGTTATCGCCGTGATGTGGCGCTTATTGTTCGCCAGCAGCGGCTGAAATTAAACCTGTCCGGAAGGCTGGTGATAAAGATTATTGCAGAGCCACCGGATAAACGTCGTCGTGACCTGGACAATATCCTGAAAGCACCACTGGATGCGCTGACGCATGCCGGACTTCTCATAGACGACGAGCAGTTTGATGAAATCAATATTGTGCGCGGTCAGCGCGTTCCTGGGGGGCGGCTGGGCGTGAAGATTTACAAAATTGAGAGTGAGTGATCGTAAATATGATATACCCGGAAATTACAGGCAAAAGCGGCGAGCATTTACGTCTAAAAACGCTGGAAGCCGTCTGGATCCAGGGGAAATTACGGATGTGGGGGCGTTGGTCGTATATAGGTGGTGGCAAACCAGGAAATATGTTCAATCAGTTGCTGGCATCCAAAAAACTGACAAAAACCGCAATCAATGAAGCCCTGCGTAGAATCAGGGAGTCAGGGATTGATAAACCAGAGCTGGAAGCATTCTTGCGAGAGATGATCGCTGGCAGACAGAAGAGCTGGTTGTCTCACTGTACTGATGCAGAGGCGTTACGCATTGATGGGGTGATAAGTAAAGCGCTTGCACGTTATCCTGGATTGATTGATATCCTGCGGCAAAGGTACGAAGGGCGGGGGATGAGTAAACGCAAAATGGCTGAATTGTTGAATGAGGTTCACCCTGAGTGGTGCTATGCAACATGCCGCAATCGTATAGATATGTGGCTGAGAATAGCTGAGTTTATTCTGTATCCACTGATGCGAGATGCATTTTCTTTTACTGACGCTTAGAATCTGGAGGGCGTTTGTTGTTGCACGAAGAGGATTTTTGGCTGGTAGTAAGGTTTGTGCAGTTTTAGAAAAAAAGCTTGTATTTTTAGCCATAAACTGTTTCAATCCAGCTACGCTTCGCAAAGCTGTACCGCGAGGCGAATAGCAGACATGGACACCTGAAAGAACCCGCTTTATGCGGGTTTTTTTATGCCTGAAAAACGGCACAGAACATTAAACGCGCTGGTAGTTGTGAATACTGGTCTTTCAGCTTGCTGGCTTTTTCGACAAGAGGTATTGGTATGTCACGTTAACCAGAAAAGGGAAAAAGGCATGCTAAAACAGCAGGATATGACCGAAACCGCCAGAGTGGTGTTTAATGAATTAAGCGTCACCGAACCGGCGACCGTCGGGGAAATTGCGCAGAATACTTACCTTTCACGCGAACGCTGCCAGTTAATACTGACTCAGCTTGTTATGGCGGGTCTGGCAGATTATCAGTTCGGTTGTTACAGACGCCTTCCGCAGTGAAGGCTTTTTAATTTGTGGTAATGGGCGGCTGGTGGGTGTTAGCGGCACCTGCCAGCCATCTGCTCATGCGTTGGGGTCACAAGCAAACCTCAGGCCCATCTGCTTTGCGCAAAAGCGGTATGAGCCTATCAGAGAAGTGCTTATTGATCTATGATTAATACTGTAAAAATATCCAGTTGTGAGTTAATCAACGCTGATTGCCTGGAGTTTATCCAGACCTTACCGGAAAACTCTGTCGATCTGATAGTCACAGACCCGCCATACTTTAAAGTGAAGCCCGAGGGCTGGGATAACCAGTGGGAGGGCGACGATGATTACCTGAAATGGCTGGACCAGTGTCTGGCGCAGTTCTGGCGGGTACTGAAGCCTGCCGGAAGTCTTTACCTGTTCTGTGGTCATCGCCTGGCATCTGACACCGAAATCATGATGCGTGAGCGCTTTAATGTGCTGAACCACATTATCTGGGCGAAGCCGTCCGGACGCTGGAACGGGTGCAATAAGGAAAGTCTGCGGGCGTATTTTCCGGCAACAGAGCGCATTCTGTTTGCAGAACATTATCAGGGACCGTATCGCCCGAAAGATGATGGCTATGTGGCACAGGGGCGCGAGCTAAAACAGCACGTCATGGCCCCGCTGATTTCTTACTTTCGTGATGCGCGTAAATCACTGGGAATAACGTCAAAACAGATAGCGGAAGCCACCGGAAAGAAAAACATGGCTTCGCACTGGTTTGGTACCAGTCAGTGGCAGTTACCGAACGAGGGTGATTACAACAAATTGCAGGCGTTGTTTGCGCGTGTTGCGGCAGAAAAACATCAGCGCGGGGAACTGGAAAAGCCACACCACCAGCTGGTCAGCACATACAGTGAGCTGAACCGGCAGTATACGGAACTGCTGAGTGAATATAAAAATTTGCGGCGGTATTTCGGTGTGACGGCGCAGGTTCCGTACACCGATGTCTGGACGCATAAACCGGTGCAGTACTATCCAGGGAAACATCCGTGCGAAAAACCGGCAGAAATGCTGCAGCAGATAATCAACGCGAGCAGTCGTCCGGGAGACCTGGTTGCAGATTTTTTTATGGGTTCAGGTTCAACGGTAAAAGCGGCGATGGCACTGGGGCGTTGTGCGATTGGTGTTGAGCTGGAGACCGGACGTTTTGAACAGACAGTCAGGGAAGTTCAGGATTTAATCGTTTGAAACGGATGAGATTGCAGAATTAATTACGCACCATTATTATTCTGCTCCCGGCCCTTTAGCTCAGTGGTGAGAGCGAGCGACTCATAATCGCCAGGTCGCTGGTTCAAATCCAGCAAGGGCCACCATCACATACCGCCATTAGCTCATCAGGATAGAGCGCCAGCCTTCGAAGCTGGTTGCGCGGGGTTCGAGTCCTCGATGGCGGTCCATTATCTGTACCCTGCGTTGTTAGCTCAGCCGGACAGAGCAATTGCCTTCTAAGCAATCGGTCACTGGTTCGAATCCAGTACAACGCGCCACGCTTATTTTTCCAGGCTCGCTACGGCGGGTCTTTTTCATATCCGCGTCACGTCAGGCGCACATCAAACAAACACAGAATCTTTCAGGGGGCGGGATAGTCAGTGTGACGTTCTCTGGGGGCCTGTCACTTCCGGGGATAGGTGTTTTTACGGGCTGCTGGTGGCCCTTTTTTATTTACAGGAGAAAGAAGTATGTCTGAACCCTTATCCGGTTCCGGTACGGCTGCGGCGCTCGGCGGGGCGACGGTATTCGGGCTGTTTACCGGAATGGATTTCGGGATTGTGTTTGGCGCGTTCGCCGGGGCGTTATTTGTGGCAACGATGCCACAGTCACTTTCAGTCTGGCGCGTGGTGGCACATTTTCTGGTGTCGTTTATTGTCGGCGTGCTGGGAGCGCGTGTGCTGTCAGCCTGGATTGCATCAAAAACAGGGTATGACGGTACATCAGCAGATGCGCTTTGCGCGGTGCTGGTCTCGGTGGTGTCGGTGAAGATTCTCTCGTTCATCCACCAGCAGGATATTGCATCGCTGGTGTCCGGTGTGTTCTCCCGCCTGCGGGGTGGAGGAGGCGGCAATGTTAAGTAACCTTCCCGGATTGCTGAATGTGGCGTTATGCACGGTTATCGTGCTGACGCTCTTTTTTTATCGTCGCCGTGATTCCAGACATAAACCGCTGGTGTCATGGCTGGCCTGGCTGCTGATGCTGCTGTATGCCTTTGCGCCCCTCAGCTATCTGTGTGGTCGCCCGTTAGCAACGGGCTGGCTGGAAGTGTTTTTTAATCTGCTGTTCTGCGTGCTGGTGATACGCGCACGCGGGAACGTCACAAAAATCTTTCCATTGTTGAGGTGAATATGCCGGGTAAATTCAGATTCAGCCGTCGCAGTGAAAAAAATCTGGAGGGTGTCAAACCTCAGCTGGTTGCTGTAGTTCGCCGTGCGCTGGAGCTGACGGAGGTTGATTTCGGTATTACGGAAGGCCTGCGCAGTAAGTATCGCCAGAAACAGCTGGTTGCGGAAGGGAAAAGCCAGACCATGAACAGCCGCCACCTGACCGGTGATGCGGTGGATGTTGTGGCCTACATCGGCAGCCAGGTGTCATGGGAGTGGCCTCTGTACGAGAAAATCGCACAGGCATTTAAGCAGGCTGCCGCAGAGCTGGGGATCGCTATCGAATGGGGCGGGGACTGGAAAACGCTGAAAGACGGACCTCACTTTCAGCTGAAGCGATAAGTAAAACAAAACCCCGGCTGGGGGAACAGTCCGGGGTTTTTAGTTTTCACGTCAAAGGGGAAATTGTGATTAGTGAGTACGGAGAAAATCCTCGTGGGAAAGTATAAAAGATTCTTTTTGAGGTTGTCCATTATGAAAGGTATTGAAATGGAAACTCCCGCGAGCCTTGATTTGACAAGGGCTGCGGCCTTTGCAATTCGCCTTGTGGCGGTCGCTGTTCTGATTTGGGCTGTGCGTTGGTGGTGATATGGCGCGAAAACACTGGACACACAGAATGCCGCGAACGGCGGTGAAACGGGCACTGGTAGCGATACTGGTGCCTTTTTTATTGGTGGGGTGCGTCAGCCTGGATAAGGCGCGCCAGCTTTTCGATACCGCGTCTCAGGTCTGTGAAATTGTCGACGGTGTTCGGCAGTGTCTGCAGAACTGATCGCCTGTAAGAGCAGAATATTTTGCTGAAAAATGAAGGATGCGCCAGCGTCCGGTAAGCATGAAATTCTGTGTTTGTGGCTACTCAATAAAATAAATTCTTTCTGTCGCCGCGAATACTCAAATGTTGATCAGTGCCCGGTGCGGCGACGGGCTTCGATATCAGGAGACGATGATGGAAAAAACAGAAAACAAACCGATTGTAATTGGTGCTGATGCTGCTCCGTTTAAGTTTGAGTTGTCTCAACTGGTGGAGATGCGTATCAGTGATGAATGGGGTGAGGTTAAAGCCCGCGCGCAGTATGCGGATGGCGAAAACCAGTACTTGATCCACTACAAAGCAGCTGATGGTCGCGCCACGACGGAGTGGTTTGGTGAGTCAATGCTGGAAGCAACAGAAGATGATCGTCATCCGGGTTGTCCGGTATTTGCCGGTATGAAATTACCGGAAGGTGCAGTTGAACTGCAGCCGGGTGAGGTGTTCGTAATGACAGACATCATTGATGGTAAACCGCAGTATTCGCGTATTGAAATGAATAGTAAGAGTGCTCGCCTGATTCGTGAGTAACAGGCATTACAGCAGCCCTTCACTCTAAGGGGTTGCTGTAATGTGAGAAATAAAAAACCGGTCACAGGGAGCAGCTACACAGAAGCGGCCGGCGAAGACCGCCAATACCACCCATGCATTGATGCAACATACTAATGACAATAGCCGCTATTGATGTAAATGCAATGTTATGCATCGACGAAAATAAAAAACCGGCAGGGGAAATCCATTGAAGATTTGCCGGTGGCAAAAGAGGGCCATGTTTTTAACCTTAGTCGCAGAGTTACGGAGTGCAACTACGAATGCTGCCGGTATATGGCTGAATGGCGTTTCAATGATGTACGTCATCTTATCTGTAAATGTTAATGACAAACGCTCTCATTTGTGCGGGTCCTTCCGGTGGGGTGGCCTGCCACGGGGCGGGAGCGTCGCGGAAAAAGGCTAGTTTTTGCATTTCCATGGCGGCGGCAGCATGTTTGGTAATTTATTGATAATTAAAAGTTATTTCTCTTTTCACCTGTACAATATTTTTTTCTCCCTGTCATTAGACCAGTTTGCAATTAATTGAAATATATAAATAAACCTGATTTTCACCTGCCAGATGGAGTTGCTTATGTCAAATGTGAGCGGGATCGGTGATGCTTATTACTGGAGTGTTTTTAAAATCGCCGAGGCCTTTGGGCTTCACCGGGACACAGTAAAAAAACGGCTCCTCGCGGCCAACACTCCTGTGGCTGCGACTGTCAGGGGGAACCCCGTTTACGCCCTGCAGCATGTCGGGCCTGCCCTGTTTAGTGTGAAGCATGAGGCAGCAGACTCTGTTCATGATCCATCCCGTATGGAGCCGAAAGAGAGAAAGGACTGGTACCAGTCTGAAAATGAAAGGATCAAGCTGGAAAAGGAGCAGCGAAAACTCATCCCCGTTGATGAAGTAGTCATCGTCTATTCGTCCATGAGAAAGGCTGTCGTCCAGGTTCTGGAGACAATTCCGGATGTTCTTGAACGCGATTGCGCCCTGACTCCTCAGGCCGTCGGCGTTGTACAGCAGGCCATTGATGACCTGCGATACACTCTTCAGGAAAAATCCTACGAGGCTTGTGCTGCTGAAATAATTCCTGATGAGGAAGGAGAGAGTCTCTAGGAGGAATAATGGGTTTTTCATCAGCCCGAAATTTGGGAAGGGACATATCGGCAGGATTTTCCCCACCACGTCGCATGCCGATTTCGGAGGCTGTTAAAAAATTCATGCGTGTTCCCAAGGGGGCTGGTAACTCGGTGCCATGGGATCCTGAACTGACACCCTACATCATTGAGCCCATGAACTGCCTGGCATCGCGTGAATACGATGCGGTGATTTTTGTTGGTCCTGCGCGAACAGGGAAGACCATTGGTCTGATCGATGGATGGATTGTCTATACCATCGTTTGCGATCCTTCGGACATGCTCGTTGTGCAGATGACCGAAGATAAGGCCCGCGAGCATTCTAAAAAGCGCCTCGACAGAACGTTCAGAAGCAGTGCGGCGGTAAAGAAAAGAATGAGTCCACGTCGTAACGACAATAATGTCCATGATAAGACGTTCAGGGATGGCTCGTTCCTTAAAATTGGTTGGCCCTCGGTCAACATTATGTCGTCGTCGGATTACCGGTTTGTCGCCTTAACCGATTACGACCGTTTTCCGGAGAATATCGACAGCGAGGGTGATGGTTTCTCCCTGGCCTCAAAACGTACCACCACATTTATGTCCGCCGGGATGACTCTGGTGGAGAGCTCGCCGGGACGTGACATCTGCGACAGCAAATGGCGACGTAAGTCGCCTCATGAAGCGCCACCGACGACTGGTATTCTTTCCCTTTACAATCGTGGTGACCGCCGCCGCTGGTACTGGCCATGTCCGCACTGCGGTGAATATTTTCAGCCAGCCATGGATGCCATGACCGGCTACCGTAATGAACCGGATCCCTTTAAAGCCAGGTAAGCGACTCGTCAGAACCGTATTGATATTTACTGAGAGCTCAGATCAACTTTCCAGGGCAACAGATCGCGTACCCGGTTTGCCGGCCAGTCCTGGATATGTTCAATGACGTAACGCAGCCACTTTTCTGGCTCCACATTGTTCAGACGGCATGTGCCGATCAGCGAGTACAACACCGCCGCATGTTCACCACCGCTGTCGGAACCCGCGAACATCCAGTTTTTCCGGCCTACGGCCACTCCCCGTAAGGCGTTCTCTGCGATGTTGTTGTCGATTTCCCCCCAGCCATTACTGCAGTACACGTTCAGTGCATCCCACTGTTTCAGCAGGTATGCGAACGCTTTTGCCGTATCTGAGTGACGCGACAGTGTTTTCATCTGTT